CAGAGAATTTGCAACCGCAAAGGGATGCTATTTTGATCTGAATCAGTGGTACTTGAAATTGTGTATGGTCGCTAGACCGGATCACCATGATGTAACTTTCAAAAACAATGACAAGTTTATTCAATCTTTTCGTAAATAACCTGTCTGTATTTTTAAAACCTTCCCTAATCTCTGTATAACATCAAAAGGAGTAAAGCATGATAGACTTTATTATTTTCAACTCAGTTATGACTTTCGGTCTGATTTCTGCATTCGTAATCATCTATGGTTCATTTGTTGTAATGAACAACGAGTTCGAAAGCCGGACAAATTCTGTCCAATAAGGATTTGACGATCCCTTCAAAATCGATTAAATTATATATATAAACAACCAAGAGGTAAATATGAAATTCACTAAAGCAAAGAACTCTCAAGATATGATCGCATCAGCCGAGCGAATCGACAGACTCGGATCTAAGCGGTTCGCAACTAACACTAGCGATCAACGACTTAACGATCTGAATGCTCGTTTAAACAAGGTCTGTGCATTCATGGAGGATCTAGCCCTTGATCTTCTAGACAATGACAATAAGAGATCATACGGTGGTTCTCTCATGAAACTCAATGCAGAAGAAGCCGCGAGTCTTCAGAGCGAGATCAACGAAGAATGTGGCGTCGAGGTGCAACAATGACAATACAGGAAATCGCCATGCTCTTTCCCTTGCTTATTTGCATCGGATACATTTGGGCACTCATCCACGATATGATATTTTAACTTAAACTTTTTTAACTCAAAACACTGGAGATCACATGATCCGATTCAATCCTTCACTTAATAATTATATTGCAACCGTTAACGGAGTTGAGATCAACTGCCATAACCGATCAACCGCTGAGACCCTTCTTAACAATGAAACTGCTCAGCAAGTGTACCGCATGCGTGGTGTTGATCAACTTGACTTTGAGCAGATCTTTGGCTGCGGATTGGTATGGCATAACGGTCGCCCTGCTATTCAGTGGAACCTAACCGGCAGAGTAGAACCCGTCCATAACTGGGCAACTGCTAGAACCATTCAAAACGATTCAATGAACCTTCTCGATCAATGGCTCAAAGGATAACAACATGGAAACATCTATTAACGCTGAAAACTTGGCGCTTATGTTGGCGCTCAATGAACTACTTAAAAAACTTGACGATCTGGCGGAGGAGGATCAACTCCTCGCCTCTGTGCTTCGAGAAGAAGCAATGAATCAGATCCTTAACCTTCCAGCCGGTGAGGCATAGACTATGACCCCGATCCCTTTTATCGTTTGCTTCCTTTTCTTATTCGTTATGTTTTCAATCTTCGGATTGTTAGCGTCGATCAAATTGGGGTGATCCCCCTCCTCCCCCTACCGGTTGACCCTTAGAATAAGTACTTACAAACTAGCTTTTCGGCTGTCGCCGCCTAGGTACACGTGACACACACGGAAAATTTCCCAGATTTGAGTTTATGCCAAGTGGTATAAAGTTATGTAAAATAAGTGGCATAAAAATACGCGCCAAAAATTTTCCCCAAATTAGAGCAAGAATATACTATTTACACCGAGACTTGCGCTATAAAGTCTTGCCCATGGAGAAACAATGCTTAGGCCTGATGAACAAAAGTTATATCAAGAGCGCATCGACGCTTACAATCGGATGATAAAATATTGTGAAAAGGAGATAGCAAAACTCCAGTCCCGCATGCCGCACGAACGTTGCTGCTTTGAAAACAAAACAATAAAGAGGTTACCAATAAAATGAAAATTACAAAACAAAGATTGATTCAAATAATCAAAGAAGAGCTTGAAATAGCCCAAGAAGGTCATATGGATGGTATGATGAAACAAGCCGTTGATGCAAAAATGGCCGGCGAGGAAAACGTCATCCAGGATATTATCAATATGCATTTCGGCGGTGACGCAGAAGCATTCGATAAGGCCGCAAAAGCTTATATGGACAGCAAGTATCCCTCAGTAATGCCGGAACCCGAAATGGACCCCTTGAAGAAGTTCGGCCCTGGGGCGACAAGAGTCCGTATGAAAGAAGAGTAGCGATGCGACTCACAAAGCAAATTCTGTTCGAAATGATTGAGGAAGGGATTCTTGACTATGCCAAGCAAGAGCCCTACCCTTATAAAATTGCTATGGAACGAGATGGCGGAACCTTTTATACAATCCAGTATGAGTTTGTGGCTAGAAAAGATGATGAAAGCCCAACGTTTAACTATAACGTCGAACTTGAACTGGATCTTGAGAGTCCTTTAGGCGAGCCAAGTTGGCATGTTAATTTTATCGCCGAAGGCGGAGGTCGAACAAATGTTCTTTCGGCAACGGATCAAGACGATGGACGTGTAACAAAAACCATCATTGCGATTATATTTGACTTTGCATACAACAAGCGTCCGGAGCTAAGACCGAAGTATGCCAAGATTGAAAAGTTTAGTGCGTCGGCTGCCGCCGAAAAGCAGAGCGAGATTGTTCCCGGTGGAAGAAACCGAAGACTAATATTGTACAAGCGTTTGTTAAAGAACTTCGGTGCGCAAAACATTGAAATCGATGGGTCCGACATTGAATGGGATTTACCGGCTAAATGATGTAAAATTTTTTAGGCGAGAGATGTTGCACAACATTGAGCGTAAATAAACAATTAAGCGACATAGTTACTTTAGAGGGGTGTGGGGCCCCGGAGGGTATAATATGTGGTTTATTTTTAATTTATGGGCGTGCACAGCCGCGCAATTTGATGACGAGGTGAAGGATGTTCCTGAAAAGATAGAGGAACCCGATCCGATATACTGGGAAGCCTGCTCCTATCAGGAAGGTGATCACATTTGTGATTTTACTTATGCAAATGCGATGGACACTACAACCACTCTGTATGATTATTATGGAGAGATTGTGGTGATAAAATATATGACCGAGTGGTGTCCTTATTGTAGAGATGCTGCTGAGGGTGAGGAGTATTATATTAAAGATGGTACTGTGATGCTTAGTGTGATGATTGAGAACCAATATGGTTTAGATCCTCGGCAAGAAGACGCAGAACGATGGTCTAATGCATATGGCCTAGATCCAGAGGAAGTTTTAAGGGCCGGTGATTACATCTTGGACTCAAGCGCAGAGTGGGGACCTGATATAGCTGGGTTTCCGAGTTTTATCATTGTTGATCAAGATATGAATATTACACATAAAATTCGTGGTTGGTCTCTGCAATTAATGAAAGATTCGATTGCCGAACTGAAATCCGACGAATAGTTATTGATGGAGGGTTGTTTATGTTTGCATTATTATTTTTTCTTCTGGGCTGTTGGTCCGATCAGGGTTTAACCCACGAGGTCATTAAGGAGGTTGAAGTAGTAGTCTACGATACAGCCTATGTCGAGGTTGAGGTTGAGGTAGAAGTCGAGGTTGAAGTAGAGGTCGAGGTGCTCGTACCAGAGCAATATCCTCTTTGGGTTCAAGCCATTATCCAACCAAAGCTTATGAATGGTATCGACATTCTGTGGGTTGTTGACCCTTCTGGTTCTATGACAAATGATATGCCACGAGTTGCCGATGGCGTTACGCAGATGATGAATGCTTTGCCAACAAACGTATTCTGGAGACTTGAGATTCTTTCAACTGATTACATATCTGCTTTGAATATGGCTTCATTTCCTTTACTGCCTGGAGATTCTGCCAATGATGCTCAAGCTCAACTAAACAACAACGTTCATGGCCATCGTGAAGGTGGGCTTGAAGCTGCTAAGTTTTTTATGTCTCAAAATATTGATGCCTATCAATGGTTGCGAAGCGATGCGGCCTTGTTGATTGTTTTCGTCTCTGATGAGGACGACCGAAGTATTGGGTGGGATGGACAAGCGTTCATACAATGGATTAAGTTCGTTAGAGAAACGGTCTACGTTACAGCCATCGTGAACCAAGACAACTCTATTAGCGAATGCCCAGGTCAATTCAGCGCAGTTAATGATGTTGGGCATGAATATATGGATGTTGCGAATCATTTTGGTGGAGTCATCATTGACATTTGTGCAGATGATTGGAGCCAAGGGGTTGCGCAAGCCTCAAGTCAGTTACAGCTTATTGAGGAAATAAAGTTGGACTATACTCCTGTCTCTGACCAGCATATCGAAGTTTTTGTCGATAGTGTTATATGGCCAGATTGGACTTACGACGCGACGACAAATATAATTACATTTACGGTTGTACCACCAGAAGAGTCTCTGATAGAAGTTGTGTATAATTACCAATAGAATATACTATTTATTGCTGAGGAAACGCAATGAAAGTTAAGGTAAAAAGAAAAGTTGTAAAAGAACAGGAAGCATCTGAGCCTACTTGGATGGGAATGATGGGCGGCGACGCAGGTACAGCGGACCCTGATCTTAGTACGATGAGTCCAGCTTCTACAATCCCAATTACAAAGGATACAGAGAAGAAAGAGGTTCCTGAAATTAACAAGATAAAAGAACTAGGGTATGACGTTAAGAAGAAACTTGGGCAAGGAAAGTACGGTACCGTATATCTGGTAATGAAAGATAACACTGAGTATGCTATGAAAGTTGTGGGAACAAACCCCGATGATCAGGGTGCACAACAAAGAGAAGTTGAGAATTATAAAAAAGTACAAATGGCAAGAGTAAAAAATCCTCTGATTGCGAAACACTTCCCTAAAACAATGTTTGCCAAAGTCATCGATGGTTACGGCTATATCGTGATGGAGAAGCTTGAATTTGGTTCTAAGTCTTATATAATAGATGATATGTTTCAAGGCCCGGAAGCTACCGTTCCGGCCGATAAAGAACAGCAACACAAGTCAATGGCGAAGAAAGCTTACCAGGTTTTGACGAATAAAGATTCTAGAGAAGCTTTACTTGATTCTATGTTTACACTTGTTGTGTTACCAGAAGATGTCGAAAAGCAAATACAAGGTGAGATGGAAGTTGTTACTTATCTGAATAGGGCGGACTTAGGTTCAGAAAAGCCTGAGAGTGAAGAACAGCTTATAAGGATGGCTGCTGATATAATATCTCCGGCAGCTTACGAATATATATTCAACACTCCTGCTGGAGATACACCCCAGCCTGGAGATCTAAGAGCAATATATTATTTCAATCCTGGTCTTCTCGTGTTTTTGCTTAAGGCTCTGAAGACGGTCAAAAAAATACAACCAGACCAATATATGAGAACTGAGTATTCGGCTGTTGTTGAATATGCTAATTTTTTAAGAAAAGCAAGCCCGGTGCCCTTGCATTACAAACACAAGTACGGTAAAGGTAGTGGGGCTAGTGATAAGGTGGCCGGAGCGTTTAAAGAAGCAACTAGCATAAGAAAAGCCCTAGATGCTTTAAGGCAGGAGTCTGGGCTTGTGGGTAGAGATATGCACGATCAAAATGCGATGATTAGACCCCGTACTGGTGACGTTGTTATTGTCGACTTGGGTTTGTTTAGGCCTGCTGGTGGCTCTTTGGAAGAAAAAAGAAAGAAACGAAAGAAGCGCCGAAAGTCTAGAAACAAATATCATTGGAACGTTGGAAGTTGGTACTACGGTGGTGGTTATGGAGACCACGGAGACGCCGGCGGTGATGGTGGCGGTGGTGACGGCAAGCGTGATGACAAAAAGAAAATTAAAATTAAGATTGTAAAGAGCTTAGAAGAAAAATGTCAGAAAGGTTATAAGACTCACCCAACAAGAAAAACAAAAAAGATGTTTGGGAAAACGTATCGTAACTGTGTTAAAGCAGAAGGGCAAGTTGAAGAAGTGTATTCGGATAAACAAAGGCGATATATGTGTGCAATGGCAGAGCCGGATGCTGATAGGCCAGAGGGGCTATCGAAAGCAGAAGCAGAAGAAATGTGTAAAGGTCCAATGAAAGAAGGGTGGTCCGATAAGTACAAAAAGTCAATCGATTGCAGTAACCCAAAAGGCTTTTCTCAAAAAGCTCACTGCGATGGCAGAAAAAAGAAAGAAGGCAAAGACCCAGCGAAAGGCACCGGTAAGAAGCCGAAGGGTTCTGGTCGTAGATTGTACACAGATGAGGACCCAAGTGACACTGTATCGGTAAGTTTCAAGTCTGTCTCGGCAATACAGAAAACGTTATCTAAAAAATCTTTTAAGTCAAAGAGTCATAAACGACAATCACAGATAATTAATCTGATACACCAAAGAGCGAGAGCGGCTTATCAGAACGCCAAAGACCCAAAAGTCAAGGCAAGACTCAAGAAAGCATATGAGTACGCTAAGAAGCGAAAAGAAGCTTCTAAAAAGAAAACCATTCGAATGAGGAAAAATAAAAAATGAGCAAAGAAGAACTCGAAGAGAAAAGAAAAAAGAGTAAAGGACGAAAGAAAAAAGTAAAAAAGAAAAAGGGAAAGCGTGATGCATGTTACCACAAGGTACGGTCTCGATACGACGTATGGCCCTCAGCATACGCATCTGGTGCTCTTGTAAAGTGTCGCAAAGTTGGTGCAAAGAATTGGGGAAACAAATCTAAAAAGAAAAGGAAAAATGAATCAATGGATAAAGAAGATATAAAAAGAATCGAAGATGAAATCTTAGATACACTTGAAAAAGAAGGTGGTGCTGCTGGTATGGACCCTCTTAAGAAAGCTGCTGATGTTACGTCCTCGAAAGTTAAAGATGTTATCGACGACATGGAAGATGTTGGACAACATGAAGATGGGGACTACATTGCTGATGATGGCGATGAGATAAATGTTCAAAAAGAAGAAATGGGTCCAAAGAAAATGATAAAAGTTAGAATAATAAGAAGAGTAGAGGAAGGCACATGACCGGATCTGATGTAGAACAGGATGTTCTTGAAGAAGAAAAGAAGATTGTTTGCCCAAACTGTGGTCACCATAATGAACCAGGGGTAGACAAGTGTTCTAATTGTGGACATTCTCGAAACAAAGGGCAATGGAAAGAAGTCGTTGACGAAAAGAAAAAAAAGAAGAAGAAAAAGAAGAGCAAGAAAGGTGGAACCAAAGATGGCAAAGGAGCGAGCAGTAAGGGGTATTCTTTGCGCGATTGGTTTAAAGGCGGAGGATGGGTCCAAGCTGGTGGAAAGTACGATGGTAAGCCCTGTGCGAAGCAACCAGGACAGAAAACTAAGCCTTATTGTAGAGATCCCGATGACAGAGCTAAGTTAAGCAAGAAAGATAGGAACAAACGTGCTAAAAAGAAGCGCAGAGAAGATCCAAACCCTAATAGAAAAGGTAAAGCCAAGAATGTTAGGCAAAAAAAGACCAAAAGGAAGAATGAAAGCATGATAACACCAGATTATATACTTATGTTAATTGAACAGGAGGTTCAAGAAGCACTAAACGACCAAATAATGTATGAACATTATATCTTGGAAGACGCAACGTACGAAGATGGCTCTCCTCTAGAGGAAGACTTCGAGTTTTTTGAAGTTTTAAGCGAAGAAGAACTCGAAGAAGCTGTTTATCAAGGCAAAACTGTCAAGTTGAACAAGCCAACTAGGGGTGACGTCAAGAAATTTAAGGTATATGTTAACTCTGGTCGTAAAGATGCAAAGGGTCGTGTTCTTGCCAAGAAGGTAAACTTTGGTCATGGTGGATCAAGTGCTAAATCTAAAGGCGAAAAAACCATGAGGATTAGAAAAAGCAATCCAAAAGCTAGAAGAAATTTCAGAAAAAGGCACAATTGCGCAACACCCGGACCAAAAACTAAGGCACGATATTGGTCTTGCAAGAAATGGTAGATATTTACTATTACCAGCAAGGAGGATATATGCGTTATGGAAATTTTAATGGAATCACTGGCTCAGTACGGGCCATTAGGTCTCTGGACTGCTTCACTTCTGTATGCCAACTATCAAACCCGCAAAGATGCCAAAGAGGAAGAGCGTCTTTTGCAAGATAAGGTCATAGATAAACTTGAGAAACAACATACAATGCTTGAAAGAGCGTTGGATAAGTTGGATCTAGGGTTAGATATGAAAAAACAGATGCATCAGGAAGCTAGGATCAGAGAACTGAACACTAAAACCTAATATTTAAATATTATATAATATTTTCATTTGACAAACCCTCCCAAGTATGTTATATTGTAATTGTTACAGTGGAATATAACGAAAAACTATTTATGATATAACAATATTATAACATATCTTGAGGAGGATGTCAAGTGAAATATAAAAAAATATCTTTTGATTGGGATAATACTATCGCAATGAGCTATATGGTTGATTCTGATGACTCAGAACTTCCTGTATATACATTTCAAGGACATAATAATAAATTAATAGATTTAATTAAAGATTATTATAATCAAAATATAGAATTATTCATAGTAACTTCTAGGAAAAGACAATTAGAACAGTATTATCCTGAAGATTCAGTGCTTTACCAACTCAGGTTACTCAAATTAGACCATATCTTCCCTCCAGCAAGAGTTCACTTCACTGAAGGTGACCTAAAAGCTAAGACTTTACGCAGTCTTGGTATTGATTTACACTACGATGACAGTATGGAAGAGGTTTTGGAGTGTAAAAAAGCAGGAATTGAAGTGATTCCCTCCATGGACTTCCATCCAGACACCAATGTTATAGCAAAAGGTGTCATCAGAGACATAAATGGTGATGTTTTGTTACTAAAACGTACTGATGAGGGTACAAAGTGGGACATTCCCGGTGGTCATATCAAGAAAATTGAAGATGATAGGGGTCTAAAAGGCCTAGCAGACGGTTTGGAGCGTGAAGTAGCAGAAGAAACAGGTATTTTAGTACCAAATTCTAAGCTGATTGACAAGTATGAACACACTTGGAAGGAACATCATAACCAAATGAACATACTTTTAGTCGATATTGAGTTTGAAAAGCCCTCTGTGGACCTAAATGTTCAGAAATTCCAAGAAAACTCGGAATATGTTTGGGCCACTAACGAAGAATTAGAGCAATATTTACCACAAATGACCGAGGCTGCTAAGATTGCAATCCAAAATTACCTTGAAAACAAGGATAAACCAGTTGTAACAGAGGCAGCCTACCTTCCATCACAAGCTCGATCGTGGGCAAAGATGAAGAAAAGGCTAATTGGTATGGGTAAGAACAAGCATACTGGCGGAGGCTCTGGCCATAGTAGACCAAAAATGACAAAAGGCAAGGCTGCACCACCTGAATTTGCTGTTTTAGAGTCCGATGAAGCAAAAAAAAAGAATTAAAGTCAAAATTGTCCGAAAGTCTGGACAAGGTAATCAATAAAGCCCGAAAAACCAAGGATGATCCGTCTGCAAGAAGGGCTCAACGCATAATTGACGCTATGGATAGGCTTTTAGGTAGTAAATCTAAGTCCATATTGTCTCTAGAAGAGGAAAACCTACTATTTGCCGAGACATTAGAGACATTCATCAAGGATTCTAAGGGCAATCCACTCGAAATGGTCACAATTAAGGGCTCCGGCTCTGGATATTACTACTCTATGAGCGATAAAAAGCCAATCTTGGTGCCTAGAGCCGGAGAATACTACCTAGTTTCCGAAAAACCAGACGATTTAGGCAGATTAAAGGTATATTCTCACTACAAATTTACATCTGGGGTCGTTTTATTGATACCAAAAGATGAAATTCAACGGATTGGGTGGAATTAGTGACCGAGATCTTAGAAAAATGGCTTATTTTCACCGCATCGGTCGTATTTTTTATGACTTTTTATCATTTTGTTGGCTTTGAGACCACAATCATAGTGATTTTACTAGTTATATTGAGCAAAATGAGGTAAATCTAGCCATGAAAATAACAAAAGAGCAGCTAAAAGCGATAATTCAAGAGGAATATGCCCTTGTAAAAGCCCAAATTCCGCAAGAAAAGAGCGATTATTTCGAGTATCCAGACGAAGAAGGTAAGATGGCTAAGAGGCAATTAGAGAGTATAATTGAGTATTCACAGCAACTTGTATCAATGTTGGGGGATAAAACACAACTTGAGTCCTGGGTTCAAAGCAAATTGACCAAGGCTGAAGACTATATCTCTACTGTTAAGCACTATCTTGAGTATGAAATGGGTCATATGCCAAATGATGGACCAAATCCTCACGATATGGACCCAGAAAAAGCACATATGTACGAAGAGGGAGATGAGTAGGTCTTTAGAAGAAAAATTTAAAGGACTAAAGGTAGGAGACTACGTTGAATGGTCGGAATTTGACCCGTATAGCGAACTAGCTGACAGAACAGTGCGAAAAGAAGGACTTATAGTTGGTTTTGGCGATGTAAGTGAGTTTGTAAGACCGTTTATATATGTTATGGTGCTAGAAACAACAACTGGAAAAAGAACACCCGTTTTAGTTCATAGATTACACAAACTGGAGACTAATTAGAATATGTCTTGTGAAATACATAATAAGTCCAATTACGATATATCAGGAATGAAGCCTTTGGTTCAAGATATGTACTCGTTTGCTGATAAAAGGTTTGGTTTCAACAAACCTCCGTCAATAAACTTTGTCTCTGACTCAAATAACCACCCATTGCTCGGAAAGACAGCACACTATGACCCGTCTTCTATGGAGATAGTGGTATATGCCGACGGTAGGCATCCAAAAGATATGATGCGCTCAATAGCCCATGAACTTGTTCACCACAAGCAGAACCTGGATGGTCATTTTGACGGTGAGAGTGCCTGCGGTGCTCAATATGCTCAAAAAGATCCGCATTTAAGAAAAATGGAAAAACAAGCCTATTTACAGGGTAATATGTGCTTTCGCGATTGGGAAGATGGCTATAAAGCACAGCACAAAGATATTTTTTATGAAAGGAGAATACGCAAAATGTCTATAAAGAAATGGAAAGATAATGAATTAAACACTTTGTTGAATGAACGTTGGGGATTCTCTATGGATCTTAACAAACTTAACGAAAACAAAATGCCTATGAAGGATGAGCCACCAGGCGAAGACCTCAATGATGATGGAAAGAAAGGGCACGGAAAAGTACCTGCATTTTTAGAAGAAGAAGAAGTCGAAGAAGATTTGACCAAACTCAAAGGTGGTCTTAAAGACTACATGATGAAGAAGCAAGGCAAAGAAGATAACGACGAAGAAAAAGAAGAGCAAAACGAAATAAAGATGGGCTTGATGTCTGACGATATTCCTGCTGCTCTTAAGAAAGCAACAGTTAAGGAATTAGAAGCAGCTTTAAAAGCTAAAAAAGAAGAGAAAGATGACAAAAAAGATAGTTGAAATAACATCACTCAAGGAATTGATAGAGATAGCCCAGATGGATGAGTACTCTTCATCCGCCGCTATCTCAGGCATGGCTGCAATTCCACCTAAAGAAAAAATAAGGAAGCGTAATAATATGAGAAGAGAAATGCAAACCGAGCAACTTCTAAGACAACACATTAGAAAAAAGATTAAAGCACACCTTAAAGAACAAAGTGGACAAGAAGAACAACTTCGCTTAGTGATTCGTTCTCTTATCCAAGAGGCAAAAGATACAGCCAATCCTCACCCAAGTACCGGTATCAATAAATTGCGTGATGCTTTTCGCAAAGCAAAACCCTCTATCAAAACCAAGTTCCAGCAACTAACGACTTCACAAGAACAACGACAGTCGTTTACAGCTCACTTACTCAATGCCTTTATGAGTCTATATGATCAGCTCGATGCTCTCAACGCTCAAGGTGCTGCTCCTGATATTGACGCACCAAGTGGAGGCGATGCTGCGATTGATGGTTTAGCGCCACCACCGGAAGACACCGATATCGAAGCTGATGTAGAAGCTGAGGTTGCAAAAATAATAAGTGAAATTGAGGTAAAGATTGAGGATGATGACGAAGAAATTGATGTAGTCTCAGATGAAAAGCCAAAGGAAAAAAGCCAAGTTGAAAAAGACGTTGATAAAAAGAAAGACCTTGAAGCTGAAAGAGAAGCATTTGGTTCTGGAGTCGGCGAAATGGACAAAACTGGTCGTAACCAGTCCTTTGACGCATTCAGACTTGTACAATCCTATTTCTCAGACGCTTATCTTGATCTAGATAACGAAGCTGATCGCGAGATGTTTAAAACTTGGATGCTTTACAATCTAGACCTGCTATTGAAGTCGTATGAATCAGAATTGAACCCTGACTTAGCTAAACCTGACATTCCGAATCCGGAAGGTGCCTAGTGTGGCAAAAAAAGAATAATGAGTACAAGGGCAAGTCGTACTATTACTCAACCGTCAATAAATTAAGAAAAGAAAAGAAGATAGATGATCAGTTTGAAGTCATGCTATCTTCTTTATCTTTAGAGGAACTTATATCTGTTAAGCTAGAACTATCAGCAAGGTATCTTAATAACAGGATGTATAACTTTCCTATATGGAAATCTATTGAAGCAATATGTCGAGAAGCCGTGGTTAGGTTTGCTTTGTCAACTTGTCGTTCCAAGCTTGACGCCGCCTCTTTTCTAGGCCTCAGCCTTGGCGATCTGAATCTTAATTTGAAAAAAATGAAAATAAAATTTGACAATGAAAACTAAACGTGTTATATTAAAGGAAAGAGTTTAGGACTGCTGTCTGAGATTAAGATGACAATATTATGTATTCCTCCCTATAATGGCACACATATTATCCTCCTCCCAAATCTGCCAACTAATATTGTAATACATTTTAACCCCAGGCAGCAGCTCCTTTTTTAAGTGATAAGTGATGGACGATAAATTAAAAAAAGAACTTAAGGATACCATACTCAAGACCATAGCAAATGGAATAGCTTATGCTTTTATGACTCCCGACCAGAGAGATAAAAAAGAACAAGAGCTGGTAGAGTACTTAAAAGAGCGAGAGTATCAAGTCTTGATCGAAAACTGTATGATTTACGTCCTATCAGACGATTGGGAAAAGATCCTAATGATGGAAATGACAAGGAACACTTTGTATTTCAATCCAGTAGATATGAAGCAAACATCAGAAGTTATTTACTATGTGCTTCAGTTCACAGCAAAAAGTTATTTAGACCAGTTAATGCCTCTGCCGAAAAAAAAGAAAAAAGAGGTAATTAAAAAAGAGGAGGATGAAGTCAATTTTGATGAGGAAGAGGAAACAGAAGATGATAAGCCCACCCCGTCATTCGACTTCTTATAAAACTATGAAAATATTTTATTTAAAAAGAGTAGAAGATGAGTCAGGAGTTTCCGGGACCGGACGAGTGGCCCAAGGGTTTATCTTTGATAATGGTAAGGTTGCCGTAACCTGGTTATCAGAGCACCCCTCTGTCACTATCTACGACAGCATTGGAGAGATTCACGCAATCCATTCTCACGAAGGGAAGACCGAGATAATAATGGAACCAGATTACAAACGTGCATTTGGTGAGTTAAAGTCTTTTGTTGAGAACTTCAGCCTAGCAGATGCTTGCCTTACTAAGTTATCTCCAGAATCAGCAGCGGGTAAACTGATAACTAAAAACTAGTTATTTAGTGGAACCCAAATATACTCTCAAACTCGATGCAGCATACCGACCTATAGAAGTTATAAGCGCTTATAAAGCCTTCTGTATGGTGTATTCTGGCCGTGCAAAGATGTTGGAGGGCTATGACACCGGTCCGATAAAACAGGCCGCTTATCCGTCCGTTATCGTCCTTAAAAACTACATCTCCAATAGACACCACCAAATGTCCTGCAACAGAAGAAATGTTATATGGAGAGATAAGAACACCTGCCAATATTGTGGAGGTGTTTTTTTACATAAGGATCTTACGATGGATCATGTTTATCCAAGATGCAAAGGTGGAGAAAAGTCATGGGACAATATTGTTACAAGCTGTAAACGTTGCAATGGTCGCAAGGGACACAAAACAATTGAAGAATTTGGAAAAAAACCCTTGACAAACCCGAAAAAACCTGTTATAACTATAAGAGAGTATTATCGTAATATTCACTTTCCAATTTCATGGGACAAGTTTATCTAGGAGAAATCATGAATATAGCAGACCAACTCGAAGCGGTAACCAGAATGCTTCAGAACGCAGATGCAGAAACAAGAGCAGCATTTGGTGAGTGCTTTCAGGCTGCAAGGATCTTGGGAGACAAAGGCTTTACGATTGAGCAGGTTCAAGTAATCGCTCTTATGGGGCAGCAATGTTCGCAGAACAAAGAGCTTAAGGGAATGTTCGAGTACCTTCAGACCCTGACGACGTTTGACCCATCCGCAGGTTTTAATTAAAAGATGATAAGGCAAAAAGCCTATTATTTTTCTATTTAGGTTATCTTGATAGAGGTAGGTTTATGATTAATGAAATAACAATCGCTGATGTTCTGGAAGAGCTGTTGGATGAGAGCCCGTTGGCGAGAATGAAGAGCATGAAGACTAGCACAGCCCAGGATACCTCTGCTCAGGAACAAGGCCCTACCGGCAAAATGGACCCGAAAGAATTTGAAGCGGCCTACCTTGAAATACTAGACACAGTTTTAAAGAAGAATATAAACATACTCAGAGACAGAGAAAAAGACGATTTCTTATTCACCCAGGCTGAATACATTGGTAGGTCTATTGACGGCATCCACAGAGAGGTAGGAATGGACCACAACAAAACTGCGACTTTAGATGGAGCAGTTGTAGAGCTATTTGATAAAGTAAATAATGAAATTAAAAAGCTTTTCAGCAATGAAGCAATCACGACTTTTGATCAAGCAAGAGCTGAGATTGTAACCACATCGGCATATAAAGATCTAATTCAAATACCCGGCCTCGAAACTTTGAAACAACTAGGAGACAGCGCAAAGAGCTTAGGAGAAAGGTTCCCAGCTGCTTTAGTAGATAAATTCTTATCTGTATTTTATAAAAGAGAAGGCGCGGAGCCACCTAAAGACAAAAACCAAGGACTCACAGACACTTCATCCCAAGTGTTAGATAACCTTGCCAACAACGACGAAGCTGCTAAAAAAGCTGCTAACAAACTAGTTGTTCAAAGCAACGGAGACAAGGAAGAGGCCAAAAACAAAGGGCAAGAAGCGGTTGCACAATCTAAAGAAAAAGCCAATAAAGAGAATCCTAACAATAAGGAACAAAATGACGCAAATGCTGAGACAGCGGAAGAAAAACTCAATAGAGCTATTGATGATACCCAAGCCGACGAACAGTCCGCACAACTCGACCGTGAAGCAATAGCCGACAGATACACCTCGCCCCAAGAAGGTTCTGAAGTCTCCTTGCAAGATGCGTTTGATTACTTCCTTGATAACTTCTTGGAAACTCGATTGCTGAAGGACCAAGTAAAAGCAATAACAGATTTGGAGACATCGATAGCAGCGTTTGAAACAGCATTTAGAGCAGGTGCTGGAGACGCTCAAGTAGCTATCAAGGAGAGCTTGCTAAGAGAACAGGACGAGGACGAAGATCGTCAAAAAAGAGTAGATGCAAAGTACCAACAGCTGTTAGATGATGAAGATGAAAAACTTGATAAAATTAAACAGGACTTAAAAGCCGAGAAAGAGAAAAAACTTCGTAAAAAGAGCATAGTAATGCTTAGAGAATTGAAAAAACAAATCATCGATACACTTAAAAATATGGCAGCAAAGCTAAAGTCCTTAGACGACCCAGGTGCAAATTCTGCCTTTAGAAAATTCGATAAAGATTTAATCAAAAAAGAAGCAGACAAGCTTCAAAAGCTTCTATTCCTAATGAAGAAAGAATTAGGAATACAACTGAACCCCAACTCAACAGCAAATATTCAAGAAAGTCTATTGCGAGAAGAAACCAGAGAAGAAAAGATTGCAAAAGTAAAACAAACTTATAGAAATGTTCGTCCTCTTATGATGGCTATTGACAAAGCAATGGTCAAATACAAAGATCAAAAACCAACAGAGGTCAGCACAGATAGTATCATGACCGGTCTCGACAGAATCAAGTCCGAGATATCAGGAATCAAAAACTACTTTGTTGACAGAAAGACATCCTTTACCGGAGAGAAAATTGAATACAAAGCCATGGCAGGATTGCTAAAGAGGTTTTCACGTGAAGTTTCTGAATTGTTTGATACTTTAAATGATGTGATAAATGACAGAACAGTTACTGAAGACGAACAGAAAGATCTTATGGAGAAAATGAAGGAACTATCCGACGACGTGCAAAAGTACCTAGGCGCTCCTTCAATTCTAGACAGACCAGTTAAAGAGTTACCAGATCAACCGGACCAACCAGAGCAACAAGTAGATACCGATGGCGATGGTCAAGCAGCTCCCGAAGCAGAGGAACAGCCCGAAGCAGGAACGAAAGATCTTCCAACCGCCGTTGTAGAGGCAGGTGAAGACTTATTCGATGATTTTGACAATCTTGACACAGACAACAGCGGCGACATTGACGAAGATGAGATCCCGACAGAAGAAGTTGAAAAAGTTCAACAAGCAACAACAGAAGACCACCCTGAATCTAAGATTAGAAAAGAGCTAGCCGGTGAGTTAAATAAAAGAAAAGAAGCAGAGGGTCTAACTGGAGCACTCAAGAAAAAATATGATTTTATTAATCAGAAGCTTACCTCCTCTGTTTTAAGCAAGATTACCACCGATGTAAATAGTAAATTTAAAGGAGGCCGTAACTACACAGTACAAGATGTAAAATCAATTCTGGGTTTGCTATTGAGTATTGTTGGCTCAAGATTAGAGCTAAGTGAAAGTAAGAACCTCAGAGTTGTCAATACAGCGTTGGGAAAAGCTCTTGAAGATGAAAAAATACCATTCCTAAACAAGAACAGTATAAGCCTGATTAGCAACAAGGTCACCAATTTAAGTAATGAACCAAACTTTCAAGAAAAGATTTACGGACCAGCTCACACAGCATATAAGAAATCAAAATTGCGGTTTGCTGCCGCTGCAAAAGAATTAATTGGCTATCTGCGCAACGCAACTTATCAAGACATGCCTTTACCGGTAATTTATAAATTCCTAGAACCTGAAGCAGAGGCAACCAACGAAGCACAAGAAAGACTCGTCGAATATGAAATGGAAAGATACATAAAACTAAGTTATGTGGCAAAGAGTTACTTCGTCGGCGATATTTTAAGTCCGGAATATGAAAATCTTGATTTTAAAGAAGTGATGAAAGTTACAACTGGTGATTCT